CCGCCGTTTACGTCAGGACTGATACCAAGCCACTTTCCAATAGTTGGCATGAAACACTCGATGCCTGGAGACCCGTCATATCCATAGGTCATGTAATATGAGCTGTTCTCAATGTTGCTTAGCGTCTGGGCAAACACACTTCCGTTACTATCAACACCAAATACCTTGACGGTATCGACGGTAATGCTAATCCCGTCTGTGGCGTTCGTTGTGACTTTTACAGCCTTGCCGCCAACCGTTGCCTCCGCGACAAACCCCTCGTCATGGTTGATGTAGACGGCGTTGTACTTTTCGTTTTGCTTGAGCACGCTTGTGAGGGAGTCATTGATTGCGGATATGTCTATGTCGGCATCGATGACGGACTGCCCGATGTTCGGGAGGATATCACCCACCGTGAGGGAGATGTACCGCTTGAGTTCGGTGTCCCACTCGTAGGCCGACACCCTCAAAGAGAGATCCATGCCGAGCGGCTCATGCTTGACCGTGACCGTGTCGCCCAAAGAGACGGATTCAAGCGCGGCGTACTGTGCGTACTCCACCGTCTTGGACAGGTCAATAAACTGCACGTCCAGTGACACGGATGGCAGGTCTATACCCGCGTCAAACAATGCCTCTGCCCTGCTCTGCAATTCCGCGAGAGCCGCCGCCTGTGTGGGATATGGGACAGCACCGTCCACCTCCGCGCCAATCTTCACGTCCGAAAAATGCGCCCGCGTGGATTTGGGATGCGGGTAGTTGGCAATGTACGCCGAGTCGACCGCCGCACCCTCTAAGACCGCATCCTTTTCCGTCAGTCCGGTAGGATATACCCGCGTCTTTACAGACGATGTGTCACTGTGTGCCGTCAGGCCGGTGAGGTTCTTCCGGTAGGCAATGATGACACCGTTATCCGCACCGATACGAGAGTTGATTGCAACAGTGAATCCGTCACGCAGGATTTCCCCGCCCCAGCGATTCAAAAAGCAGTTCGGTTCCGATGTGTCCAGAAGACACGACACGGGCGACCGCATGACGTATCTTGCGCTGGATACGGTGGTGATATCACTCGATCCCGTGAACGAGTGTGCGTCCTCCGTAGCCGCCAGAATAGCCGTGATTGCCTCGTTACCCGTGTCGGTAGTCGGGTACACGTCTTTGATGTAGTGGTCTGCCAAGTCATAGAATATGTGCGTGGCGTACACTCTGACTGTGTTTGCCAGTTCATCCGCTTCGATTTCCTTAATCCGAAACGGCTGTCTACCGCCGACGTCTTCCGCGACCAGAATGCGCTCGGCAACGATATGTTCCGCGTCCTTCTGCGCGAACACTGCTTCCAGTGCATACTCACCGTTGATTGTTTGTCTTACAACAGACGAAACGGGCTGCACGATGGCTAGCCCGTTGTCTGTGAATGCAGTCGCTGTGGCGGCATATACGTTGATCATAGCCACCTCCAGTTGGGTGTGATAGTAGCGTTTCCCGTGACAACAATAGTGTTTTCACCGGGGATTAACTTCATGTCTCCAACATACCCAGTGAGATCGGAAGTGGCAGACACGGTCGTTCCCCCGCTTATCTTGGTAACCACCATTGCCTCCGCATCTACCGTGAGTTCGGTGGCGGCAACGAAGGTGTCACCGTTGACCACAATGGTGCCGTCAAAGGTGATTGTCGGGAAAGCATCTACAACAGATGGGTTGTACAGAGTAATGGTATCGTTTGTAACTACATGGGTTTCGGGTGATAATTCGTACCGAAACGGATGACAGCGGAATAGGGCAGAAAACCGCCTGAATCGGCTCCCGACCGGCTGGTATATTTGTCCAGTATCCACCCTTGCTCTAATCCGATGGGAAGGGTCTGCCGACACAACAAGCCACCCATATCCGCTCAGCCACTGTCTTATTTCGTGTAACCTTGCCGTGTCTGGCACACCACAACTAATGGCAAGATCGAACGAGTCGTAAGACCCATCCCACAATGTGAGATCGCCGTCTCTTCCAGGTATAGTCAGATATGTAACACGTTTTGATGGTGATGGGAGGGTTGGCACCCTCTCCACCATCACCCCAACATCAGTGTTTGATACACCGTTGAACGCAAACCAACTCATCCGTATGCTCCTCTGGTGGCAAGCTGTAACCGCCTGCGCTCACGTTCGATCCTGATGGCGGCTTTTCTGTAATCGTCGCCATTGTTGATCGTAATATTTCCGATCTGGATGTTCGTTCCATCCGCGCTATACCCCGGCGTGCCGCGCACGTCTACGGTCGCAACCAGGTCTTTGTTGATCTTGCTCATCGCGTCAGACACCAGCCCAGCCTTGCCGGTGATGCCATCTGCCAAGCCCTCCGACAGATACCCGCCGATGCCCGCCATGACGGTAGAGGGAGAGTGAATGCCGAAGAAGTTCTTGATCTTACTGACCACGTCATCGACAAAGCCGCTGATCTTTTCTTTGAGCCATGCGCCCGCATCTGATATGCCGTTCCACAGTCCTTGTATGAGGTTTGTACCGACACCCTTCATGTTCTCGTAGAAACTCCCGAACCCCTGCACGATAGACAGGATGATTTGCGGTATCTTTGCCACCAGCTGCGGGATGGCTTTGATCAGTCCTTCTGCCAGTCCGATGACGATCTTGATACCAGCCTCCAGTATCTTCGGGCCGTTATTCACAATCGCCTGTATCAGCTTGTCGATGATTTCTGGTATCTTGTCGATCAGCCTTGGTAGCGCCTCGATCAGTCCATCGGCCAAAGCCATAATGATTGCAATAGACGCGTCGATCAGCATGTCGATGTTGTCGATCAGCGTGTCCACAATGAGAAGAACCGCGTCCACTATGGCGGGGATCAGCACGGGCAACGCTTCCGTAATTCCGTACATCAGCTCCGTCAACACCGTTATTCCGGCTTGTAGAATAATCGGAAGATTATCCAACAGAGCTGCGGATAGAGCCATAATGATCTGCAACGCTCCGTCTATTAGTTGCGGCAGCGCGTTGATCAGCCCATTGATCAGCGATGTGAGAATCTTCACCGCAGAGTCAATAATGATAGGTAGGTTGTCCAGTATGCCCTGTCCAATCCCCCCGATTATCCGCATGCCCATATCAATAATCTGCGGCAGTGCTTCCATGATTGTGTCCACGATACCCGTCATGGTAGAGGATACGACATCCATCATCTTGCCGATATCACCATTGGCATCGTTGATGCCCTTAGTAAAATTGCCGAGCAAGTCAACCCCATCCCCAGACAGGGTTGTAAGCATCGGGAGCAGTACGGTGCCAAGAGCATTTTTGGCACCCTCCGCGCCCACCTTGAGCGTCTGTAAATTGTCATCAAACTTTCCGAACGCGTCCAAAGTGTCACCGGACATAACATACCCGGCTGCCTCGGCCTGTTCTCCAAGCTCCTTCATCCGCGCAGATCCAGCTTCAATAAGCGGATTTAATTCTTGCGCCGACTTGCCAAGTATCTGCATTGCCAAAGCGTCACGCTCGGTCTCATTCTCCATCTTACCAAGAGCGTCTATGACTTCCCAGTAGACCGTTTGACCATCACGCATCGATCCGTCAGCGTTGAGCGCAGACACACCGAGTTTTTTGTACGCTTCGACGGATAGTTTTGTGCCGTCCTGTACGCCTTTCATGGACTTGATGTTTTTTGCCATCGACTTGGTCAAAGTCTCAGTGGAAACATCTATCAGTTCAGATGCGTACTTAAATTTTTGCAGGTCGTCCGTTGCAACTCCGGTCTGCGCAGATAAAGTCAAAACCTCATCTGCATATCCCGCAGCAGATACAGACGCACCACCCAGAGCGGTACCGGCAGACGCGGCGGCGGCACCGAGAGCCATAACAGCCTTACCCGCTAATTCGCCGGTCTTTTTCAGTCCATCACCCAGTTTTGCCCAGCCGCTGTGACTCTTTTCCGCTTTATCACCGGCTTCTTTTGCCTGTTTGCCGGCCTTCTCGACGTCGTCCCCGCCATCGTTGGCCTCTTTGCCAAAGTCATCGATTTGGTTGGCAGTCTTGCGGATCGAGTTTTCCGTCTTAGCGAGGTCGGCTTCGGCGTTGTTTAGTTTGATCTGCCAGTTCTGGACTTCCTTGGAGTTCTCGCCGTATTCTTTTCCAGCGTTTTCAAGTGCTTCTTTTAGCGTTTCAATCTTTTTTCGTTGGACATCGGCCTGTTTTTCGTACACTGCCGACTTAGCGTTCAGTCCGTCAAGGGAGTCAGCATTGTCATCGTACTGCGCCGTGACCTTTTTCATCTCGGACGCAAGCACGCTTATCTCACGATTGATACCGGTTACGGCATTGCGAAATTCCTTCTCGCCATCAATTGCAAGGCCCGCGCCTATTGTGCTTTTGCCCGCCATACTTACAGCCCTCCCGGTATGATGTCGTCAACGTCCTGCGGCTCTTTGTATCTGCCGTTGTATTTTTGATGTTCGGTGTGCAGCATGATTATTTTGCGTGGCGTCATGTGCCACACTTCACGTTCTGGATATCCCAGTACGGTCGTGCCTATGTATATCAGGCGGGCAATATTGATCGGCTCTACTGCCCGCTCTCCGGGTTTGGGTCGTCATCGTCCCCCTGCGGCAGATCCCCTGCCATAGCCGTGAGAATAGCAGACTGCAGCCCTCCCAGGTTCTGTGCGTTCAACATCGTCCCGACCCAGCGTTCCGTTACCGGAGGTTGCTTTGCGTCTTCGGAATCCGGATCAACGTCCTGTGCGTACTGGATAAATTCGTTGATCATTTCTGCCAGTAAAAACCGCAACACCTTAAACCGTAGTTTGAAGTCTTGCAGCGTTGTGGCAATATCCGAAATAGACAGATCAAACTTGTCCTGAAACGAATCCATGACGTTGATCGTAAACAGCAAACGACAATCCCGATTGCCGAGTTTTATCGCCTTGCCCTTTGGTTTCATATCGCTCATATACACCTCCGCTAAAAAGAGAGAGGGCGGGTGTTACCCCGCCCCCGTACATCACGACGCGTTCTGCGCCATGATCGTGTAGGTTTTGGCAGTCTTGCCGCTTTCCTGAACCACGATCTGAATGAGTTTGTTCTCTCCGTCCGCGACGGCAATACCAGCGGCATTGACTGTCGTGGTCAGAGTCTGGTTGTACACGCCATCGACGTACACCTTCGCCGTGCCTGCCGCGAAAGTCGCGTTGATCACGGTCGGGCTGTCGGTCAGGGCAACAGAGTAGTTGTACGTTCCAGCGGCAAAGGCCGGAGTAAACGTACCGTTCGACATGGTCAGAGCAGTGATGTTGTTCGACGCGTCGGCAGAGATTCCAGCCTTTCCGTTCAGCCACGCAATCGCGCTGGCTTCGGTCGAGAACGTGCCTTCCTCTTTCCACTTCTCGTCGGCAGCCATCATGATGGTGCCTTCCAGTGTGTGGGTCTGGAACTCGACAGACTCGCCTTTCGTGGCGAACCCATCCGCAGGCTCTTTAAATTTGACCTTTTTGAACCAGATCGCACGCCATGTAGAAGTGCCGGACTTTACACGCTTAGCGTAGAATCCAAGCCCGACAATCGGCGGCGTAGTTGACGCACCGGCAGACAGCTCATTACTGCCCAGCGTAGCATCCACCTGTGCGCCCTCAGCATAGCCCAGAAGCGCAACCTTGACGGCATCCGACAGGTCGTCCACACCCAGCGAGACCGTACCGGACACAAACGACACGTCGCTCTCCGCGACCACGTCGTCCGCGTACAATTTGACCTCGTTTGTCTCGATGGAGACATCTGCGCTGATCGCTTTCGCCAGCACTGCACCGTTCGCATACGAGATCGCGGAAGTGGTCTCCGTGCCAATCGCGTATACCGGGTACTTCATTCCCAGTTTTGCCATAATATCCTCCTAGTCATCGTCAATGACACCCTCGATAGACGCCGTGACGATGACGTGCGTCAGTTTGGTGTCTGATTCGTAAAACTCCTGTGTCGGGCCGATGGAAAACCCCGCCGCTCTTAACAGATTTCGTATCGACTTCTTCTTCCCCTGCACCTTTGATCCGTCCAGGGTGAAGTAGTGGACCTGTACCACCGTCTCATCGCAGAGGTCGGTGTCGTCTGCCCTCAATACGGGACGTTCGTCCGCGTAGTTGAACGTGATGTACTCGTTCGCCGTACCTGTGTACACGTTGGGATATACAGGTAAAGAAAGTGAGGTCAGCGCGGATATGATCAACGGATTGACATTCACCGCCCCACCTCCCTTTCAAACACCTCTTGCATCTTTGCGTATACAGCGGACTCCGCATCCTTCTTGGCCTTGTCCACCCACGGGCGCGGAGGTTGGTTTTGTCTGCTGGAACCATATTCCAGTACCGCCGCCTTGAACGCGTTTCTCACGCCTTTGGAGTCAACACCTGTCGGAAAGACTGCCGTGAACCACCCAAAATCGTTCTGCTTCGGACGCCTGATTTTGATGCTTTTCAGCATGTCACCCTTGCTGTATGTCTTTGGCATTGCCGCAGACAGTTCAGCACGATAATGGCGCTCAAGGATCGGCGCGGCTTCTTCCAGCATCTTCGGAGCGATCTTGTCAATCTCCGACATGCGACCCAGTTTGCGTAGGAATTCAGGATCGACGTAGAAGTCAAACTTCGCCACGTCACACCTCCTCGCACACCAGCTCGTACACGCCATTGCCCCTTTGGTACGCACGCACGACCCGGTACACGACAGTGCCGTCCACCACGTGTGACTGGTTGTTCCAGTCTTCCGGATGCACC